GTATAAAAGATTTTCTACTTTGTTTATTTATTACCAAATATACAATATTATTCCATTTTAAGAATTATAACTCTTAATCGTATTGTATTTTGAAACAGAAAAATCAATCATTTGACCAGACAAACGAGCTTTCATATCCACCCGCAAGCGGTCCCGCTCTTGTGGATTTCTACGGCCCGCATTCGTTTCAGTAAACCCACGAGAACCACCACGCGCACCACCGCCATAGCTTGAATTACCACCAATACCCGACAAAATACCGCCAATCATGGAATTAACAGCGCCCACGGCCACAGCAGCCACGCCCAAAGCAACCAAAGGACTTGCACCCGATTTAAGTAAAGCATCCCTCACAGCGATGGCCGCTGCCTGAGCACCTAGCGAACGGACTACTTCAATACTCGATTTCGCAAAACGAACCGCGAATGAATCCATGCTATCTCCCGCAACCGTGTTTGAGGCTGCAATTTGCAGCATGGAATTTTCAAAACTTTGAGCAAAATCAAAACTTGCTTTTGTTGATTTTTCTAGTATCCCAGGGATTTTCTCCACCCGATCCAATCCAATATTTAAAAATGACTTTTCAGTAATACCCTCAATTTTATTTGAGGTTGGCTTTTTAAATCGGTCATACATCCCTTCACCAAATAACGATTGACCGCGCGCAACATCCGGCACTTCAGGAAGGGCAATTTTTCCTAGTTCTTTCAGCTTCTGCAAACGTTGTTCTAATATTTGCATTTGTGCATTATAGGCAGGTAATTCATCTTTTGAAGCACTAGATATAGTTTTGCTCAAAAGAGCAATTTGCTCCACCATCAAATTAATGGCACCCGTAACAGGTGTTTCAGTGTTTTTTAGGTTTTTTAATTCATCATTCAATACCTTCAAATTCTTATACAGCTGTGGCAAAGAATCCGCATTGGCACCATCAATCACAGTCTGCAAATCCTTGATTTCTTGTTCCACAATTTTGATGCTTCTTTCATTTTGCAACACAGCCAACGCCTTATGGAGATTCATTAGAAAACCATTGTACGTTTTGCCGGATACAGCACCAGTATTTATTTTTTCGGTAAGGTCTTTGATTAGATTTTTGTACTCCGCAATTAATTGATTATTTGTTTTTGTGATTACAGCAGTTTCTTCACTTTCGTTATTCAGATTTTCAACAGCTTCTTTTACCCGTGTAAAATCATCCATAATTTGCCCAAAAATCATGGCATCAGCCGTGAAATTTCCTTTCGTAATTTGTCTGACACCTTTAGAAAAAACTTCCAAAGCAGGGATTAAAACATTGGTAATGGTAGGAGCAAGATTAGCACCGATTTCTATTTTTGCAGCTGCCCAAACAGCGTTCAATTTATCCATTTCGATCTTTGCATCCTTTGCAGCCTGAATTAAATCATCACCTATTACCGTTCCATTTCTTTCAGCTTCATCCGTCAATTCTTTAATTCTAGTTTTGCCAAGAGCCAACACAGGAGCAAGGGATTTCCAAGACCCACCAAAAATTTCATTTCCAATACTGTTTCTTTGCAACACATTTTCTTGTTCGGCCAATGCAAACAATATTTCCTCCATTATTTGCACGGTTGGTTTCATCTGTTTATTTGCATCCATCACGGACACGCCAATGGTAGCCATATTTTTTGCGAAAGCAGATCCTAGTTGGTCACTATCTTTTAGCCGGGTAATAAGTTCGCCAACTGACGTGGCGAAAAAATCGACTTCCACGCCGGCTGCGGCCGCAACAAATCTATATTGTTGCAAAGACTTGAGAGACGCTCCCGTCTGGTCCCGCAATTCCAAAAGAGTAGATGCAGCTTGACCCATGCTGTACACAAATTGAAATACTTGCTTCGTGGCTTGAAATAATTCTTGAACAAAATGCAACCTCATTAAACCACCCACGGTTTTTAATTCGCCAACCATGGTGTTAATGTCTTTCGTTACATTTTGGAATTGGGATCTAAACTGCTTGAGATCAGCTTCAAATTTTAAAGCGATTTTTAAATTACTCATTTGGCTTATTTTTAGAAATGTATGTTTTTCCTACGCTTGAAATCAATTCATCAATTTCATCTTCGTCCGTTTGGTTCAATGCCCATTCTTCCACAAAATTGCCATCCCAGGGAAAGGAAATGTAGTGAAACTTAGTAGGGAAATCGTATCTAGTGGTTTCTTCATTCATTTTCCATCTAGCAATTTCATACCTCGTATTCCTGTTTAGTTCGTACTGTAATTTTTCATTATCAGAATGAACTTTTAACGAGCAAACGACATCTAGCAGATCCATTTCATTTGCCAGTTGTTTATTTCCATGGCAAACCTTCAGTAGGATCGCCCACAAATCGAGCAATTTTAATTTACTTTCTGTTTCGGGTTCACTTTTTTTTTATCCGTTTCGTTTTCTTCCTCCTGAACAACATTGCTCATGCTGCCTAAAAAACCGAAAAAGCAAATACCCAGATGGGTTAGCCATTTGTGGTAAAACGGGAAAAATATTTCTTGAACTTCGTCCATGGTGATGGTGTCTCCATTCTCCTTTCTAGCACCTTCATTTACCATTTCTGCGAATAGAAACCCAAGAAAATTCCAGTCATCCACAGACCAATTTAGCGGGTTTTGAGCATCTTTTACAGAATCTTTTTTATCCTCTTGTTTAACATCAAGGTCTGGAAATAGTGCTTCAATTTTGGCCAACACCGCGTTGAAATGCGGGAGGTTAAAACGCTGCCATACAGACTTAATGACACCAAAATTACATGTGAGGTGGTAGGTTTTTTCTTTTACTTTGATAGTAGACTTCATGGGTTTGTGGTTTTGAAGAAAGGGAACTTGGTTGGATAATCCAAGTTCCCTGGTGGCCAAACGAAAAAATAATTTTAGGCTACAAACGGCCCGCCTGTAAATCTGATATTACAAGTACCTGTAACAATCCCTCTTGTTTCGCCACTTTCGGCCAAAGAGGTGATAAATGCACGGCGTAAATAGAATGTATCAGCAGCACTATTCAACACCTTTTGTTCGATCAAGAAGATCGTTTTATCATCGGCCAAAGCTTGAATATCATCGTAATTCAGCACATTCGACACTACTTGCCTGGAGATGTTGAAAGCGAACGTGCCATCTGAACTCTCGCGGTCAGGGATAAATTCATCATATTGCGCGCTATCATCAGTGGTAATGTCAATTTCAGAAATATTTCTATTTCGCCCGCGTTGGGTAACGCTGCCAATCTTTTGATACGTAGCATTATCATCCGTTGAGATAAATAAACCGCTGGTTTTTGCTCTAATAGGAGTCATTGAAAGTAAAGTCATAGTAGTATTATTAAAAAGTGAACGATTTTATTAAATTTTAATCTTTGAGCTTCATCCCTATTTTAGCCGATTCAGCTTTAGCAGGTTTTGGGAGTTTTGCCGTTTGTGCAATCCCAGCCAGCTCCAATTGATCTGCCAAATCTTCCCGAATTTCAGCAGTTGATTTAGGTTCAAATCTCATTCGGTTGGCATGATATATTTTGCAAAAAGTCATTTTTCTAAATTCCATAATTGAAAAAAATTAAGTGTAAAAATCAATATTTCGATACCATACCTCAAAGTCAATTCTTTTGCCTTTGAGGTCTAAAGGTTCATAATAAATATCTTGCTCCGTGATATATATACCACATTCGATTTTAATATTTTGAACCGTTTGTTGCACTTCAGTAAACAAAATTTCATTCACTTTATTCCTCAAAATAGCTTGTTGATCTTCCGTTTTGCTCCAAATGTTAATGCCAATTTGAGGAAAATTTAAATCACTTTCGCCATCGTCAGAATCAGCATTGGCACCGGATAAAGTTTCCACCACAATGAAAGGAGGTGATTGGCCTTGGTTCAAAATAATGGGCCACACGCGATCTTTCACAATAGCGAAAATAGCTGCATTATCTACTAATAATTTACAAATAGCCGATATAATTGATATTTGTGTCATTATACTTTCGCACCTAAATTAGACAATGATTTGGCAATTGATTTAGTCACTTTCGCACTCAAATTAGCACCCACTATACTCTTAGTGGCAGCGTATGCTTGATCCATAAACGCTGTTTTTGTTTTGGTATTAACTGTGCCATTGTGTACCATGTGTCCGTAAAAACCGTCATATTTTTTAGATGCACCAAAAAGCGGACGAACAAACAAAGTGGCCGTTTTACGCGAAGCAATGATACCAATAGACTTTTTTAAGTTGCCTGGAGCTCGCAATATTTTACTTGATTTTGCTGCACCACGTTTTTGAAAAGTCCTTTTAATACCAGAAGTCTTTTTTCGCACTGGCACAAATTGCCTTACCGATTGGACCACAACCGAAAGTTCAGCCCGCATTACGCGCCTGAGTTCCCGAACCTTTACTTTTTCGGGAGCTTTTTTTAGCTCATTTTGTAAAGCCGTCCAATTTAATTTTAAGTCTAGCCCGTCATTCATTCCATCACATTGTCATATAGTGAAGTAGAAATGAGTTGAGCCTCTTTTCGGCCAATAGAGATAATTCCTTCGATCTCGTGAATTTCATCACCATGCAAAATTCTGTCATATAATCTCAGTCCGTCAATGTGTCTAATTCTCCAGGTGTTATTGACTTCACCCAATTGCGCATCAGCACCCAAAAATTCACGGGATCCAGTTGGGTTTTTTTCGGCCCAAATTTCGGCATGAATCGTTTGGAAATCTTCTACTTGGTCACGCCCTATAGTTCTAGCACCTTGATTTCGTTGGATGTTGATAATTAGATCCATCGTTCCGGCTGCAATGTTTCCAAAAGACGGGTAAACGCTCGTTATTTTATTTTGATCATTTCGCATTATCTGAATGACCACCTTCGAAGTGGTTGTAATAAGTGTTGAAAATGAACAGGCATCACATAACCCGTATTAAAATAATCTTCACGGTACTTGATCATCTGAGCTACCATCCCTTGTATGGCTTGATTGATTAAGTGATCCGAAACCGTGGCAGTGGTGAAGGTGATTTTGATTGCTTCCAAACTATCATCCGTTTCAAAATTTTTCAACATCCGTATAGTAGGCCAAAAGGAATGTTTGGTGAATTGGAAATCAGTATTCAACGTTAGCGCAACTGGAGTGCCTGCTTTATTCTTGTAGGTAATCGAGCTGATTGCATCAGTAGACCAATTTTTAATTTCAAGGTATTCTTCATTGCAAAAACTTTGCAAATATGCTTCCATCGTACTTTCAATAATTATAGCATTGATATAATTCTCCACCGCTCGTTCAGCCGTTTTTGCGTAATTAATAATCAAACCATCCTCTTTATCGTTCTGGATTTTCGCCTGTTCTTTTAGCGTTTCCAGAGATACAATTAAGGAGTTTGATCTACTGATAGAAGTGAAAGAATTAATTGGTATCATTACTTAGATTTTGGTTTTGCTGCTTCTGCGGTTGCTTGTGCTTCTGCTTCTGCGGTTGCTTCTGCGGTTGCTTGTGCTTTTTCATCAGCTACATTTACGACAAAACCACCTGCCAATAACTGTTCTGCTTGAGCCTTAGAAAATTCAGCCACTTCACCAATGATATTGGCGATGTTGTACACACCAGTGGCGTTTTTTATAAATCGAACTTTTATTAATTTATTTGACATGACTTTTTTTTTTAGAAAATGAATTTAAAAAAAAAGGACGGCGCGAACCGCCCTTTTAAACACAACCAAACCACATGCTAGGCAGTAACTACATCTTTGTAATTACTGAATGACTTTGGACGGCGCGCCACACCGTCGTGGAACACATTTAAAGTGTAAACTTTTTGTCCACTCAATGCCTTAGTGTAAGGATCGAAAATAATTTCCAATCCACCCCATTGACCCAAAACGTAATCTTTCCAGTTACCAAAAATAATGGCCGTCAAAGCAGTACCAGTACCTTTTGTAAGGTTTTTTGGAACGATGTTACTCGTGTCCGCATAATACCCATCAATAGTATTCGTGATCAGATCCCATATTTTCAAACCAGAACCCGCATCAATATCACCTGTTTTTAAGGGCGTACGCAATTTGGTACCCAGCAAAAACTTTGGATCATTGAGCAAAGAATTTTCATCATCGACACCTTGGATCAAGGCTAAAACCTTAGCAAAATCAAGAGATCCACCATTTACACCTAGTGCAAGGCTAATCACATCAGCATCATTAAGCAACCCAAGTGGTTGATTTGAAGCAGCACCCGCACCATTTATGACCGCTTTTTGGAGAATAACAGCATGGGAGCTGATAATGTCCTCATTGAGCAACGCTTCAATATCCAAAGAGCTTTGAATAAGCAAACGATCCGAAACCAACACTTGACCCGTCAAACGGTGTGGTGTCATTTTGTACTCAGACAGAGTCATATCTGTAAGATCAGCATCAGCCACCTCACCTTTCCAACCAAACGTGGTTGCAGCCGTTTGGCGAACCAAAGGCAAATCACCTTGCAAACCTGTGATCATTTGCACGCCGTATTGAGAAATCAAAGGAGTTTTTTCCTTCAAAAGAGAAATGTAATCAATCGGTTCGTCCCTTAAAAGAACACCACCCTTATTACCACCTGAACCACCTGTAACAGACATGGCACGGGAAGTTCCAGCAAATCGCTTATTTCTAAGCACTACCATCGGCACCATGACACCTGCACCATTTCTGGTCGCACCAGACATGTTCAATTCCCTCACACCTTCTTCATGCATTTCTTTTTCAACACCGTCCAAACCACTGAGGTTGGCAGCGTTTCGCATGGCTTTGGCCATGGAAAAAGTGTTGATCGTTCTCTTATCAGCCTCACTCATTTCTGAGGTGCTGAAATCAACTGGCATACGTCCATCAGGAGTTTTTTTGCGCTTCTCTTCTTCAGCCGTCTTTTCGGTTTCACGCTCTTCCTCTTCAGCATCAACAATTTCCATGTCAATTTCTTCCACTTCAGCCACAATGGCTTCCGCTTGCATTTTGATGTCTAGCAATTTCGCTTTCTCTTCGTCTGTAAGCATGCGCGTTTCCGCGATGGTTCGAAGACCCGCCATGGAAGAGATCAATGCCCTTTTAGCAGTGATTTTCGCCGTTCTTTTTTGTTTTAATTTGTCGCTCCTTTTCATAGTTTAAAAAAAAATTAGTTGTTAATTTGAAATTCAATGCAATCTATTTGACTTAAAACCATATCATCTTTGACAGGAGGTTTATTTTCCTCCCGCTTTTCTGGTTCAATTACGTGCTTTTCGTAACTTCTATAATTCGCAGAAGTTTGTCTGTATGCTTCACCAAAGACAGGTCCCATTTCGTACACCGCCATGAACTCATGGATTTTTCTAGTCCATACGCCATCTTCACCTTTTGTCCACACATCTTTTGCTTCATTTGCCACGAAAATAAAAGAACTGCCTCTAATGTCCTTTCGCTTGATCATTTCGATGACCATATTTCCCGTTTCGCAGTTTGGAGCATCACATTCATAATCAACGCCATTTGGAGTAACGGTATATCTTGCCGTACCTGCATAGCCAGTTCCTAGGAGTTGATTTTCGTTATGATTGTAAAAAGTCACCACCTCAGTAAAATCAATATTATCTACCGCTTCAGGCATAATAATTTCACGAAAGGCCACATAGCCTTCACCTTCTTTCCAATCGGTAAGCACCTGAGATGGCTGATTAAAAACAATTCCAGTTCCTGAGATAATGCGGGATTCAGCATTGACATCATTACCCAGATTTCGCAATGAAACAGGCATGCTTTGAATTACCCTGGTTTCTTTCTTTTGTTGCATAGATGTATTATTCATTTTCGAAGTCTTTTGAGGAATTATTGCCAATTGCTGGCATTTTATCAAGATTTACAGGAACTTTATTTTCAGCTTGATCGAGCATCAATTGCACCATTTCAGGCGTTACGGTATTGTTGGGCACAAATCTTTGAGAACCACCCGCATACGGATTTTTATCCAACTCCTTGAGAATGTCGTTTGGAGAGTAGGCACCTACATAAAATAAACGCTGGAAAAAAGCAGATTGGGAATTAATATCACCACGAAGCAAGGCAGTAAAATCATATTTAAAATAATGATCATCCCATTCCCAGTCTGGCAATAACTTTACAGCACATTCCTTTTCGATTTCCACCGCAATAGGATCCAGTGTATAGGTTTTGAAGTGAAGATTTAGCTGCTCCAAAGATGCATATCCAGTACCTTTCAATAAATGCATCACAAGCGGTTGAGGCACTCGAAACCAACGGCAAATTTCATCCACAGACATATTACTAAACTCAATCAATTGAGCTTCGGCGGGAGTCATGCTTACACCTTGAAATTTGTAGCCCGTATCCAAAAGCAAGGTGTCATTACCCGCCTTGATTTGATCGTAAAAACTGGCATGCAATTTTTCGCGCTGGTCTGCTTTTACCGCTTGCTCCGTGGAAAAAATACCTTTAATATTTTTACCTTTATTCCCCATGGTTTCGCCAAAATATTCCATAGTGGCCACATTGATACCGAGAGATTCGGCCATCAGCTTCACCAACGGTTCGCCTCTAGCATTACACTTAAATTCCAAAATAGAATCTTGATTGACAGACATTTGGTCACCATTTCGAAAATATAGGTGATAGGTAATATCATTGCCAAGATCCTGAATGTACCACGAGTCACCTTGCGAACGGCTGCACAAACGCAATTGTTTGATAGCACCCGAACGAGCATTTGTTTCAATGAGGAAAATTCCACGTCCGTACCCATACCCATCCTCTATCCATTGACGAAAAGCATCATAGGATTTTTGTCTTTTATTCGCTTGGAAATTCAGTAAATTATTAATAGTACCTTTTACTTTGTGCCTCATTTCCAAAACTTCGTTCGTATCAACATCTCTTTCCATAGAGATTTTGTACAAATTGAGCGAACAATGGGCCATGGTGGTTGCTAGAATTTGCTTGCAAGCATAGTAGGCACTTACCCGCTCAGCCGTTTGGGAATTTATATTTTTGCGCGCTGAATTTCCATACGCGCCATATCCAGAAAGGACACCACCGGGCTTTGACAGGGAACCTGCATCAGACCAGACAGATGAACGTTTTTCGGGAGACAAGGCGTGTAAGGTGGCTAACTTCATGTAGGCAAGTAAAGAAATAAAATTAAATACTTGTGGAAACATGGTTACAAAAGATTTTTTTAATTTTATTTGCTTGATTTATACGTGTTTATATTCAATGTTGTTAATTTTAATAAATATTTATTGCGTGGTGTTTGGAATTGATTAAGTATATGCTTATATTTACATAACAATTTAAACAAACAGACAAATGGCCACTTTAGCAATCAGATTCACTGACAACATTGAAAGAGACATTGAAAAAGGAAACTCAAAATATTTCAATGGAGGTAAAAAATTGAATGGGCTTTGCGCTTGGGCGATGGTTGGAGCTGATGAAAACAGCAATGATCAAGAAATAGAAGAAGCTGCTATGAGAACTGCTAAAATGGTTGCAGCAAATACCTACGGCGGATATTCCAGTAATTCTCATTTTGCAATCATTAAAGGTGATTATGCTGGAAATGGAAATGATGGAATATTGCTCACGAACGTTGAGTTAATTTCAATCCATACTTTGTAAAAACAAAAGGATGGGAAATATTTATTAAAAAGTAATTATAACCATCAATTCACAACAATTTAAACAACACTACAATGAAAGTAACTTACAGTCAAATCGAACAAGCGTTGAACAACACGCTAGACATAGAAAAAGAAGGGAATCAAGAAATCTACGAAGCTGTAAGATCCGCTGAGTATGACGCAAT